ATGGCTACCAAGCGACAACGGCCCAGCGGTTCCTGGGAGTTCATCGTCCGGCGCAAGGGCGTATTGCCGCGCCCGGTGTCGTTCACGTTCGAGCGTGAAGAAGAGGGCGACAACTACTGCTCCCGCTTGGAGGCGCTGCTGGACCGCGGCATCGTACCGCCCGAGCTGCTGCACGAAAAGCCGGACCTGGCCACCATTGGCGACGCGCTGCGCGATTACCTGGTGAGTGTGCCGGTGGCGGAGTCTGACAAGCCGGTGCTGGCCACCTTGATGGGCAAAGTGGGCGGCGTGGAGCTGCGCACGGTCAATTACAGCTGGGCGGAAGCCTGGGTGCGTGCCTTGAAGCAGGAGGCGCAACTCTCGCCCTCTACCATCCGCCATTATGTTGGCTCGCTGGCCCGCTGTTTCGACCACCTCACCCGCAAGCCCAACTCCACCTTCGTCACCAACCCGCTGCGCCTGCTGCCCAAGCGCTATGCCACGTATAACGACGCCGACGCCGCGGTATTGCGCGCCACGGCGCCACAAGGGCAGGTGGTGCAGGTGCCGGTGGACGAATGGCGCGATAGGCGGCTGGCGCCGCACGAGGAAGAGGCGGTGCGCAAAATCATGGCGGGTGAGAAACCAGCCGGCCGCCAGCGCGCCCTGGCGCTGCGCTGGCAAGGCGCGCTGGAGTTCCTGTTCGATTTGGCCTTGGAAACCGGCATGCGCCTGCGCGAGATGTACACGCTGGGGCTGGATCAGGTGGACGAGGGCAAGCGCACCATCTTTCTGGAAAAGACCAAGAACGGCGACAAGCGCCAGGTGCCGCTGACATCGGTGGCGCTGGAAACGATGGCGCGCTACCGGCGCCAGGTGGCGGCCGGCGAGCGCGGCATGGAAGGCTGGCAGTTTGAGGGCGGGCGGCTGTTCCCGTGGTGGGATGGTAATGACAGCGCGATTGTGCTGAAGAAGACCACTGCGCTACTCTCTCGCCAGTACGCGCGCATCTTCGAGGCGGCAGGCTGCGAGGATTTTGGTTTTCACGATCTGCGGCATGAAGCTACTAGCCGTATTTTTGAACGGACTCAACTTTCAGATTTGCAAATTGCAAAGATTACTGGCCATAAAGACCCGCGCATGCTTTCAAGATATGCAAATTTACGTGGGTCAGACCTTGCTCAATTGCTATGGTGAAAAAATGGATCAAATTGGTTTGAAGCGAAAGGAAAAGATAGATAGTTTATATTTAACTATCGAACGTGGCTTTCTTGTAAAAGGAAGGAAAGTAGTTATTCCTTCAATTGAAAGTGGGGTGTGTCGTTATTGTGGAAAAAAAAGTCCTGATGTTTGTTTTAAAACAGAAGCGCATGCATTTCCCGGGTTTATTGGAAATAATTCGTTATTTTCTAGTGATGAGTGCGATTCTTGTAATGAATTATTCAGCCGAATAATTGAAGATGACTTGGCTAATTATATGGGCGTAGCAAGAACTTTGAAGCGAATTCGAGGTAGAAATAAGATACCTAAGTATAAGCCACCAAATGGTACATTGGAGATTTCTGCTGATCACTCCTCTATTGATATAAGATCCAGTAGGGAAGAGGGAAATGTTACTCGTGATCTTGATCAAAAAACAATAACGATTACGTCCCCTCGCTTGCCATATGTCCCAATGGCTGTTTTTAAGTGTTTTGTCAAGATGGCGATCGCAGTGTTGCCTAAAAATGAACTCCTTCATTTAAGACATCTCTGCGATTGGATAGTGCAGGAAAGGCATCAAGTTTATTATAAGCCGTTGAAAATAATTAAGCAGTCACTCACGGGGCCGGTCAAATATGATGTAATTTCTTATTATTTGTTAAAGCGTAAGCATCACGGAGATATGGTTCCATATCTCCAGTTTGTCATAATTTTTGCTGGTGAAATTTATCAATTGCCTTTGCCTATTCCTGATATGGATTATTATCTAGATGGAAAAGAATTTGAGGTTACACTCTTCCCTTATCCAACGCTAAGCGTTGATCATGTTGACAAATATGGTAGTGTTGGCTGTCAGGTGATTGATTTGACCTCTCCTGAGTTGGTTGTTGGTGATGAGCTTAAAATGGTTATGCATTTCGATGAGTTGTTGAATTTGTAATATTTTCTGTTAAGAATTTTGAAATTCTGTCACCTCCAGATTCGGTAATTCCTTGCGTCGGCTTCCACGCACCCCCGAATTGTTGACACCAGTTTTTACCCGCGGCAACTTACCCTCTCCACCCAATGTTTTGTTGGCTTCCGCCTTGGCAATCCGCTGATTGGTCTGCCGCCGCACTTCATCGCGCAAGTAGCCCAGCACGTCATCGCGCAGAAACACCCATGCCACACCAACCTTGCAGCCTGGCAGCACACCCTTGTCCGCCAGCTCGCGGGCGGTTTCGGTGCCGATGTTCATCAGCTCGGCGGCTTCATCTAGATTCAGCGTCTCTTTCATCACAGTTCCTTTCTTGTTCTGCTGGCGGCCATAGGTGAGCGGCCTTGCCGGTTTTCAGAGGACGGCGCCCAAGTTGATGGGATGGGCCGGCCGCTCGCCTATGGCCGCTGTGCGGCCGATTGATCAGATGCCTTCCACCACCAGTTCCAGGCTGGTGCGTTCTTCGCCGGTGGCCAGGATCTGGAAACGGTCCCGGCCTTGGCTGTCGCGGCCGTTGGCGACAAGCCGGCGTTCTAGGCCGTTGCCGGCCAGCGTCACCACGTAGCGCTGCAGCGGCAGCAGGTCGATGGGCAGGCGCAGCACGAGGTAGGGCACGAAGCCCGCGCCGGCCTGGGTGCTGGCGTCCAGCTCGATGTCACGCAGCCGGCGGGCCATGCGCTCGGCGCGGTTGATGTTCCGCATCTGGCTGTTGATCCTGTCTACCGTGGCGCGGAACTCGCTTTGCGCGTCCAGCAGCAGCTGGGTGTAGAGGCTGGTTTGCTCGTGGGTCGTGGTTGCGTTCATCGCGGTTGCTCCTTTTGGTTTTTGCCGCTCACAGGCGGCCTGCTTGGGTTTGATTGATCCATTGCCGCGCGCGGGCGGTGGCCTGGGCGAGCTGCTGGGAAACGGGGATGCCGGGGCCGTACGCGCTCCAGGGCTGCGGGCCTGGGCGGGCAGGGCGCTCAGCCTGGCGCCGGTCGGCGTCGGCCTGGGCCCGAACCTGGGCGATGACTTCCAGGCCGCGGCCCGCCGGTATGCCCAGGCTGGCGGCCAGCCGGCGGTTGACGCGTTGCAGGCGCACGCGCTCGCGGCTTTCTTCGCGCTGGCGCTTGGCGGCCAGGCGGTGGCGCTCCACATCGTCCATCGCCCATTGGCGGGCAAACTCCGGGAAGGCCGCCAGGTGGCGCTGCTGAGCCTCGAATTCCTGGCGCGCGGCCAGTTGCTCGGCGGTTAGCCACTCGTCGTCGCCATCGGCCTGCTGGGCCTCTCGCATCGCATCGGCCAGGGTGAAGCGGTGTTCGTCGGCAATCGGCCCCAGCGGGGCAACTGCGATTTCCGTAGAGTTATTGACACGAGTCCAAGGGGAAGCTGCGCTTCCCTCAACATCCAAACCCGGCGCCTTGCGGCTGATCTGCCATTCGTGCGGCCGTGTCATGGCAAGCTGGCCGGAAGCCTGTTCCACCACGCCGAACACGCGCTTTTGCCCTGCTTCGCCGTAGCGGTTGATGGCGGGCTCCGAATCCCGCGCCACTTGCAGCGGCATGTCGCGGCGCTTGGCTTCATGGCCGCCCATCAGGTGGACGAAGCGGCCCCAATTGCCGGTGTCGGCGGCAATGGCGGCATGCATCAGCACATCCTCGGCGCCGGCCCACTCCCAGCGGCGCAGCTCGCGCCACACCCCCACCGGCGGGCCGCCCACTTGCTGGAATTGGCGGATGCCCCAATGGCTGGCCCAGGCGTCCACCCGGCGCGCGGTTACGGTGGCGTCCGTGGCGGCGGACTGGTCGCGGCTGTCGCCATCGTCCTGGCCGGCCAGGCCGGTGAAATCCTGCGCTTCGAAGTCCTCGCCAATGCTGCTGCCGTCATGCTTGGCACCGTCCACGTTCTTGGCGATGTACTTGGCGATGTAGCCGGCGGCGGAACCCTTGTTCCAGTCGATAGCTTCGAACTTCACCCGTGCCGTGATGCCTTTCCACACCCAGCGCGGCGGCTGGCTCCAGAAATCCGCCTCGATGCCGACGCGGGCGGCGATGTCGGCCAGCTTGCCCTTGGCGCCTTCGGCGCGTAGCGCGCGGGCGGCGGCCATGGCTTCCGATTTGGTCTGCATATAGCGCAGGCCCAGCTCGTCGCGGTCTTCGCGCACGGCGTAGCGGGCGACGATGGCGCGGAAGGGCTTCACCTCCTCCGGCGGCATGAAAAACAGGCCGTGCATGTGCGGCGTGCCGTCGTGGTGCGGCTCCGCCACGCGGAAGCCAAAAATCTTGATGCCGGCGCGGGCCAGCGCGGCGTTGATGCGTGACCACACGCCGCCCAGGTAGTCGCGGGTGTCAATAGGGGTGAAGCCGGCGTACTTGGCGTTGCGCTTGCCGCTCTTGGCATGGCGCGGGTGGTACTTGCTGGGCGCGGTGATGGTGATGAACTCGCCGGCCATCTCCAGGCCGACGGCGATGTACTCGAAACCGGCGATGCGCACCATCAGTTCGGCGCGGCGGATGATGGGGTTGCTGGTGCTGAGTTCGGCCAGCTGCGCCAGCGTGTATTCCTGGCCCAGCTCGTTGATGGCGGTCAGCGCCTCCAGCAAGCCGCGGTTGCGGCGCTTCTGCTCGCCGCGGCGGGCGATGGCGTCATGGCTGGCGTACAGGCCATGGCGCTTATGCACCAGGCCAAACTGGATGGCCAGTTGCTCGCTGCGGCGCGCATTGGTCCGGCGCAAGGCCCGGCGCCACCACAGGCTGCACGCCACCCGCGCGGCGCGGCCGGTGTCGGACTTGCCGCGCGGCGGCTCCACGCCAAAGCTGCGGCAGTAGCGTTCAAGCTGGATCACATCCGCGCCGCGGCCAATCAGCTGGTCAGCCTCGAAAGCGCGTTGCTTGGCAAACTCCACCAGCTCCATCTCGCAGGCGCCCAGCGGCAGCGCGTTGCGCGGCATGAAGCGGGTCAACTCTCGCAGCCAGGCGTCGGCGTCGGCCTGCCGCGGGTCGGCTTGACCCTGCGCCAGCTCCAGCGGGCGGCTGCGGCGCTTGCGCCACTCGCGGCCAATGGCGCGGCCCAGGTGGCGCGGGAAACGCTCCAGTACCGGGAGGCGGGAAACGGCTGTCACGCGGCTTGCTCCTCGCGGCCAGTAGCCGCAACGGACAGCGGCTCGGCATGCAGCGGCAGGCCGCCGCGCAGTAGCTTGGCTTCAGCCAGGTCGCTGTGGCTGAGCGCGATATCCATTTCATGCATCATCCAGCCCGGCTGCGTCAGCACCATGGCCCGCAATGGCAGGCGATGCATGGCGATTAGCTGATTGATGGCGCGCTCCGCCACCGCCATGGTCTTGAGCGCGTCTTGAATGTCCTTCATCGCCTCCAATTGCGCCAAGTTCAGCAACTGCTCCTGCAACAGAGCTGCCGACCCCGCGCTTGCGCGCCGCTCCGCATGGCGACGATCAAGGGCGGCGCCCACCAGGCGTATGGCTTGCTCGCGCGGGGTTTCCGGCTTGGGTGATCGGCAGAGCTCGCCCAAAAATGGCATGACGTTGCGGGCGAAGTGTTCGTTGATGGCGTTCATGGCTGAAACCTCGATCAGTGCAGCGGGATGAATTGCAAGACGATGACCAGCAGCAGCACGCCCCCGGCCAGCAGATCCACCACGGCGCGACGGTAGCCGGCCGGCCGGCGGCCCGCGGTGGAATAGCAGGCGGTGCCGTTGGCGAAGCGCACGTAGCGCATCTTGCGGATGCGTGGCGCGGCGTCCTGTTGCGTGGCGGTAGCGGGCTGATGCATGGCGTTCTCCAGGGTGGCGCTGTGTTTTTTGGGCGTAAAAATCCCCCTCGCACTGCGCAAGTGCGATTTTCAGAGAGAGGGGGAGGGGGTAAGACTTAGGCGGTCAGGCCGGGCAGCTCAAGCTGGTTTTCCAGCTTCTTGCGGCGAAGCTCATGCTGCAATTCCGACAGCCGCTGCTTGGTCGCCATCGGTATGCTGACGCCTGCCTTGGGTAGCGCCGGCGGGCAAAGCGTTTCGCGTACATAGCGATAGGTGGTGAAGGTGTGGCCGCAAGTGAGGTTGGAACACTGGAAGTATTCTTCCTGGGTCAAATTGCTGAGATAGCGACTAGTCCGGGTATAAGAAACTTGTTCGCAGTGTGGGCAGGTGAAGGCCATTTTTCCCTCCGGCAGATGGACTAGATACAGGGTTTCCCGCACAAAAAGCCTTGGCCTCACAACCTTGGTCAAAATTGCCCCCGCGCCGCATTCCTGCCTTTGGCAGCGAATAATGACTTTGCTGGTGCTAAACCCATGAACCACGCGCACAGGGCGGTAAGGCGTTTCGCAGACGGGGCCGCCGCAGTGATGGCAAACGATGGTGTCTTCCATGATCAGCTCCGGCAGAACACTTGAAAGGTCAGGTGGTTCATCTGCGTCACCTTGGTGCAGATGGCATCGCGGATGCCTTCCAGGCGCTGGCGTTCGCGCTTGTCCACCTCGCCGTCGCGGGTGGCTTCGCGCCATTCGCGCGCCAGACGGCCCACTTCGTCCACCAGCTCCATGTACACGCGCTGGATTTCTTCATCGTCCACCGTCGCCACGTCCGGCAAAGGGATGAACACGCCGCCGGCCTCCGCCGCCACGGCCTCGGCAAACAGCGTGGTGCCGCTAAAGGCTTGCATCTGCAAGGCTTCATGGACGCTGACGGATTGGCCCTTGCGTTCGTACACGCGGTTTTCCAGACCATCCTTGCTAAAGCCCAAGGCAGCGGCCATTGCCGGCCAACCGCCCGGCATGGCCTTGCACATCGTCTGGTATGCGGTTCTCAATCTGTCCATTTCTTGCTCCATTCCACCAGCAGGCTCGGTGTTCGGTGGTTATGCTGAAAATGCTTTTTGGATAGCATTTGCCCATTCCGTCAGACCGTGTAGGGCCAGGAAGGTGGGCAGGCCAACGAGATAGATTTCGCGGCTTAGGCTGCTCTCCGACATGCCTAGCTTTTCTTTCAGCTTATTGAAGAGGTAGCGTTCAATAGGCAGCAGGCGCATCTGCACGGGCTTTGACTGTGCTACACCACGTGGACCGTAAACCCTTCGTCCACTCTGTGCGGTGGTGGTCATATGCGGTACCATCATCTGAAATCTGAATTGCTTTGCATCGTACATCTGAAATCTGAATGTTGCAACATGTTTCCGTCTGAAAATGGATGGGTGCGCTTTGCGAGAGGTAAAAAATTGAATATTGGGGACCGGCTTCGAGAGGAAAGAAACCGACTTGGCCTTACGCAGCAGGATGGTGCAAAGGCCGCAGGCGTTGGCTATACGACTTATATGGCGTATGAAGCTGGCCGCAGCTTTCCCAACGCTGAAGCCCTCAACCTTCTGCATGCTGTAGGTTTCGATGTCTTGTACGTTGTGACAGGTGTTCGCAATGGTGCAGCGCTGTCGAATGAGGACAGCAGCTTGCTTGCAGACTTAAACCAAGTAGATGAGAAAGGCCGTACTTTGGCCGTTACCACCATGCGCAGCCTACTGGATACCTACAAGCGCTTGTCGTAGGCCAACCCCACCCGCCCAAACAGAAGCCCGGACTTAGCCGGGCTTTTCCATATGTGAATCACATCTATCAATCATGTTATCCTTGCTTTTCAAATGGCATTTTGTGCCAACAAAAACAAAGCTCAGGACATAAAACATGAAATATCTATCGTTCGCCGTTCTGGCGTTCTCACTCTCCAGTCCGCTGATGGCCGCACCCAAATGGGACGAGGTCGCTATCATCAAAGCGGTAGGGGTGAAAGTTATGAAAAAGAAAATCGAACAAGATGGCACCTGCAAGATGACCAGCTACACCTTCAAATCCCTGCCAGACATGGTTCTGGAATTCCGCTGCAACCGAGTAAACGTGGCCTGGGATCGCTTCCCCGAAAAAGGCTATGAGAAGAAAAACCAAGAAGCTGCACAGCTCGCAAAACTCGCAGCATCAGCGTTATCTCAAGGTAGCGGCAAAGAGGTTGACGATGCCATGAGTGGCCAAGTCATGAAAGAGCGGTCCCTACTCTCTGGCCTGACAGTAGGTGGTTCGTGCAGTTCCGCAAGCTGCTTGCTTACTTACCACCCCCGCGCAGGTAAGGTTCAAAAACAAAGCTCAGGACATAAACCATGAAATATCTATCGCTCGCCGTTCTGGCGCTCCCACTCTCCAGCCCGCTGATGGCCGCGCCCAAATCCAAGCCCAAGGCGCTAGCGCAAGAAACGCTGCAGTTCATCAACGACATGGAAGCGAACTTGCAAATCGCTATCCGCATCGGTGACAAGTACGCCTTCTACGACTACATCGAGAAGCCGACCCTAGCGATGGCTGACAAGTGGCCAGCAGTTGGCTCCAAGGGATATGACGATTACGTCCGCTGCCAGTTTGCTGTGCAGGATTTCCGCGTTTATGCCCAGGATCAGTTCAAGGCTAAGGGCATGCTGCCCAAGAACACGCCGACCACGAAGGAATACTTGCGCAACAAGCGCGAGTGCCAAGCCGCGCTGAAGGCATAAGCTATGAAGCCATTTCTCCCCGCCTTGGCAATAACCTTGCTGCCAGTTTTGTCCCTTGCTGAACCCATGTGGAACGAGTCTGCCATCGTCAAAGCCGTTGGCGTCAAACCCATCAGCAAGAAAGCTGAATACGACGACGGCTGCAATGTGAAGCGCTACGCCTTCCTGAAAGACCCCAGCGTGGTGCTGGAATTCCGTTGCAACCGGGTAAATGTGGCATGGTCTCAATACCCCGAAAAAGGGTTCGAGAAGAAAAACCAGATCGCTCTCCAGCTCGCCACCCGCGCGGCGGCGGCACTGTCCCAGGGCCGCGGTGGCGAGATCGACGACGCCATGAAGGGGAACGTGCTGCGCGACCGCTCGCTATTGTCAAAGCTGACCGTAGGCGGTTCTTGCATATCTACCGATTGCCTCTTGACCTACCGCCCGCCACGCAAATAAGGGAAGAGACACCATGGCTAGCATCAAAGATGTTACCCCCGCGATTATTCAGCTCTGGCTGTTGCGTCCTACCGAGCAAAGACGGCGCATTGACGTTCAGCCCTTTGTCGATGAGCTGAAGGAGCTGCATCCAAACCTGATAGCGCCATTGAAGCGTGGCCGCTGGCGCCCATACTACGATCCCATGATGCTGCTCTTGCAAGATCATCTCGAATCGTACTGAACCGCAAACAGCGCCGCCATGCAGACCTCACGCGGCGCGCTGATCAACAGGACTTTATGCGGGCGGGTGCTGCCGCTGACCAAACAGGACAAGGCAGCATCGAAAGCGTCCCGCACCTCATCGCCCCGATTCATGGCGATGTCCGACACGATCTTGGCCGACTCGAACCAGTCGCGGCAGTAGTGGGGATGATGGAAGTAGGGCGCGTCCCGCACTTCGTCGGGGATGCGCCAGTAGCTGGCGGCGATGGCTTCGTTCAAGTCATCGTCGGACAGGGCGGCATATTGGTTCAGGCGGCTAAAGTCCATGTGAGCGCTCCGGCATTTGGATGCGCCTACTGTAGCCGCGCCGGCGGCCTGGCGGTCGGCCGCTCTGTTGTGCCGCTCCCCGATACAACTTCCGCCCAAAAAATAAGCGCCTCCAGCAAGAGGCGCTTTTTCATTGCCCTGGCGGCGGTTGCGCACAGGGTTATCCACTGGCGATGGTGGACAGCCCTATGCGGACTGCTGAAGTTCCTTCAGCGCGGACCGAGCCAGGAAGCCGGAGCGACTGTCGTACTCAGGATGGGCGCCAACAAAGTCATCAATGCGGCGGATCAGGTTTGCCGGGAGCGTGACATTGATCTTGGTGGCCTTGCCCAAATAGCGGGTAATGTCCACCTCCACCACTGCCCAGATAAAGCCCTGGTACTCAGGATTGGCGGAGTGGGCCTGCACCGTCCCAGCAGTGGGGATGATGGCGTCGTCCTCGTCCAGCCCCTCCAGGTGCAGGTCGATGGCCTCTTTTGCGCTGCTCATGGCTTCATCCAGGGTATCACCCGCGGAGAAGCATCCTGGGATATCTGGCACGATCACGCCGTAGGCGTGGTCGGTGTCGCCCGGCTCGATGGCGATTGGAAACAACATGGTCTTGGTTCCCTTGGTTGTAGCGGGCTGATGCTTGGCAGGAAAGCCAACCCCTTGCGGGGCTGGCTGCTTCATCACTTCAATCCGGCTTGTTTCAGCATGCTATTCCACGTTCCGATTTTGTAATCTTTGGTGGGATGCTTGACTGTTACTCGGCCGGGTTTGGTGGGATGCTTGAACTGGTGGTGACTACCCTTGCAGGCAACTTCAAACCACCCGTCATCCATCAGCATCCTTATGAACTCCCGACTATTCATCCTGCCCCTTGTTTCGTTGTTGATGGGGTTACTATAACTCTGATAGGGTGGCGTGTCAATAACTCTGGGGTTATTTGTCATCCGACCACATCTTCCAGCCGCGCCTCCAGCTCCAGCGCGGTGGTGTAGCCGCCACTGCCAGCTGATGCGTGATCATCTTCAATACCCTGCCAGTGATTTGGATGGTTGGTTTTATGGGTTGGTGTGTGACAGAAGATGCTGAGGTGGTGACGATCAATCCGATTGGGCACAGCTTTTATGGTATTGGGGTGTGTCAAATGAAAATTGCCGTTAACTTGTAAAAGTTAACGGCAATTTTCATAACCAATCTGTGTGGTTTTTTGGGGGGTTCACGCTTGTTTTTGACGTTTTTTCTTCATGGTTTCAAGGGTCACATTGCCCAGCGCTCCGCTGTCCAAATTCGCGCCAGATGGCTCAGTGATGTAGCGGTTATAGGGAGGCTGAGCGCCGGCAGGGCTGAAGTTTGAACTATTTTCTTTTGATCCCCAGGGACAATCCCAAGTATATGTGCCAACCTTGGTTGATCCATCATAAATATCAAAAGACCCCTCAGTGCCAGATGAGGCATTTTCACGGCCGCAAGCATAGATTGTGTAAGTGTCGTCTTCAGTAATTACTTGGCCTTCGATTTGACTGGCTGGAATTTCCTCGTCTTTATTGCCTTCTGCATAGAACTTACCCCAGGAATGGGCCACATTTTTGATAGTAACTGTATAGTTGTCAGGAACAATCGTAATTGCCACCCACTGAGCATAGGCCATGGTAAATCCTTAAGAATAGTTGGAAAAGTCATGTGGGATTGATACCCCTGAACTTTTATAGATCATGCTGTTTGATTATGCTGTAAGTGTATGTATTATACTGTACTAATTGGCAGGTTTTGTCATGGTCCTGCATTAGGTGCTTCAGTATCTAAATATTGATTCCGTTCTGAGTTGCACTCAGATGTCAATTTCGATTTGGAAAACCCATAAAGAAGTTTCATTAAGTTAGTCGATACTTTTCAGCCTTGCCTCCAGCTCCAGCGCCGTGGTGTAGCCGCCGTCTCCCAGCTGGTGGGTGACTTTCTTCAATACCCAGCCGGTGGCGTCGATGACGGGCTTGAAGCCTTGCACCTGGGCCGGCAGCTCGGGGAATAGCTCCGGGCAGCCTTCGGCCAGGGTGATGGAGAATTCCGCTACGCCGCGCTGCAGCTTTTGCCAGGCGGCCTTGGCACCTTGCAGGGCAGTCGCCTCGCTGACGTAGACATGTCGCAGCACCTTCACGTTTTGGCTGCTCGGCTCCATCCCCTTCTGCTGTATCGCCGTCAACTTGGTGCGCTTGCTCTTGCGGCCGAGCTTGGTGACGGTGGCGCGGCGTTCAAACTTGGTGTTCGCGTCCACGATCACCTCGCCCTTTTTCGCGCCGCGCACGTCATGCCAGTAGGCTTTGACGGCGGTATAGGCGTTGCGGTCGGCGACATTGAAGCGGTGGTTATCGCCGCTCCGGCGGCTGATCAGGCAGGCGGGGAAGGGGCGGCCGGTGACGGTTTCGGCGTCGCCGGCTTTGCAGAAGATCAGCCGACTGGCCTTCACGGTGGCGATGGCGTCGTACTGCTTGGCTAGGCGGGTCAGCAGATTGGCGTCGCTCTCGCTGGTCTGGTCGATATGCTCCACCTTCTGCCTGGCCAGCCAGGCGGGGATGGCCGGCGTCAGGCCGTTGGCCTTGGCGATGGCCTGCACGATGGCGCCCAAGGTGGTCTTGTGCCAGCTCTTTTCCCGCTTGGTGGCGATGCCGGCGCGCAGATCGGTGGCGCGGGCGCGTAGCGTGAGGGTGTCCGGCGCCCCGGTGTGTTCCACCTCGTCAACGATGTAGCTGCCCTTGTCCACCAGCGCCTGGCCGGCCCAGCCGATGGCCACGCTGACGGTGACGCCGCGTTCCGGGATGTCCAGCTTGCCGTCGCTGTCGTCCAGCACGATATCTAGCTGGTCCGCCTCGAATCCGCGGTTGTCGGTCAGGCTCAGGCTGATCAGCCGCGGCTCCAGCTTGGCGGTGATGTCCTTGCCGGATAGCACGATGCGGCAGGCCGGCCGCTTGGGCTGGCCTAGCGCGCCGCCGATGCCGCCCAGGGTGTCGCCCAACATGTCACCGACGCCGCCCAGCATGTCGGCGCCCTGTTGGTAGAGCTGGCCGCCGGCGCCGGCCGCGTCGTCTATCAGGCTCATGCCGCCAGCTCCAGCACGCTGCGGGTGAGCGCGCCCAGGGCGTCCAGCAGGCTGTCGTCGGTGCGCTTCAGCGACAGGGTGAAGTCGATGCAGCGCGCCTTGCCGTCGCTGAAAAACTCTTGTCGGGAAACCTCCAGGCTTTCCACCACGAAGAAGCCGTATATGGTGCCGGTGCCTTCGATCAGCGGCCAGGCTTTGCCCTGGTCCGCCATCAGCTTGAGCAGGGATAGCGCGGTGTCGCCGCCGGTCAGCTCCGGCATCAGCCTGCCGGACAGGGTAATGGTTTCCTCGTCCACGCCCAGGAACTGATAGGACGGCCGCGCGCCGACGCGGCTATTGGACGGCCAGCGCCAGCCGTAGCGCTGTTTGAAATCCTGATAGGGCAGGGTGTCCATCATGAAGACGAACAGCCCCAGCGCCATCATCGGCAATTTGATCGGGCCAAGGGATAGCATTTAGTCGAAGTCTCCCAGGCGGCTGCGCTGGCGCGCGGCCTGTTGGTTTTGGGCATTGGCCAGCGCCTGCGCTACTTGGCGTTGCACCAGCGCGGCCAACTGCTGCTCGTTCATGCCGGGCGCGGCGTGAATGGTGATGTTGAAGCTGGCCGGCGCGGCGACGGCCGGCGCATGGGCGCGCAGCGGCGGGCGGGTGTCCAGCTGGCCGGCCATCGCCGGCGCGGTGGCCAGCACCATGCCGGCGCCGGCGGCGGTGATCTTCTTCGCCGCGGACTGCACGGCGGCCAGCGGCCCGGCCTGGCCTTTGTCGATACCCTGTTCCAGCCCGGCCATGGTGTAGCCGCCAATGGTGGCGAACACGCGGGACGGCGAATGGATGTCCAGCTTCTTGCGCAGCCATTCCGGCAACAGCTCGCCCACGCCCAGGATGGCGTCCTTGACCCACACGATGCCCTTTTTGATGCCGCTGACGATGCCGGACATGATGTCCAGGCCCACTGTCACGAACTTGGCGGCCAGCTCCGCGCCGATGACGATCAGCCCCGCCAACATTTTGCCGAAGCCTTTGCCGGCGCCGGCGGCCTTGTCCAGGCTTTCCTTGCTGGCGTCCACTGGTCCCAACAACTTGGATACCCATCCCCATGCGGTCTTGAATGCGCCGACCAGCCAGTCCCATACCGGGCGCAACGGTTCCAGCGCCGGGCCGATGGCGGCAAAGACTTGATCGAATATCGCCCCCAACGGCGCCAGCCCTTCTTTCAGCCCCTCCCAAAAGCCGCTGAACCATGCCTTGATTGGTTCCCAATACTTGTAGATGAGCAGGGCGGCCAGGCCAATGACTAGACCGATGGGGTTGGCCATGGCCAAGCGGCCGACGAATATCAGCGCCTGGCCAATGCCCATGATGGCGCTCACCGCGCCGGACCCCGCGGCAGCCAGACCGCCGCCAATCAGCTTGCCGCCGCCCTTGACGCCATCCCAAGCCATGCCTTTGACGCCACGGGTTTTGATGTACTGCGTTACCGCGCCGAGTTTTGACCCTGCACTGGCGCGCGCCAGCGCCAGCTGGGCGGCAACGGCGCGCCACAGTGCGGCGGTGTACTTATAGACGGCGAGCTTGCCGGCCTTGAACTTGTTGCTGACGTTGCTGGCCAGTTCGCGGCTTTTGCTGATGCTGGCGCGCATCGCCGCCGGCAGGGTGGTTTTCAGCCCCTTGGTCATTTCCCACAGCCGTTTCAACGGCTCGCGCGGGTTGGAATTGCTCCAGGCGGTGGCGATGACCTGGCCGGCGCCCTTGGCCGCTTTCGCCGCGGTGGCCCAGCCTGCCTTCATCGCATGGCCAGTCTTGCCGGCCGCGCCGCCCAGCCCGCCGAAGCGCGCGGCCAGGCCGCCGGCGCGAATGCCCAAGGTGGACAGGCTGAGGCGGGCCAGCGCGAGCGGGCCGAGTACGGCGGCAATCGCCAAGCCCAGCGTGCCCACCACGGCCAGCAGCACGGACACGGCTGCGGCGATCCTCACCAGCGTGGCAGCCAGCGCCGGGTTGGCCTTGGTCCAGCCGGAGATACGCTGCAGGATGTCCGCCGTGGCGCTCATGATGTCCATCAGCGGCTGGCGCAGCGCCTGGCCCATGGCGGATGACTGATTGAACAGCCGGGTTTTCGTCATCTGCCACTGCGCGGACAGGGTGTCGCTCTTGGCATCGCCTTCACGCTGCATGCTGCCCTTGGCCTTGGCCTCGTTCACCAGTTGCAACTGCTTGCGGTATTCGCCCAGGTTGTCGGCCAGCTTGGCGGCGTCATCGCCGTATTCCTTGCCGAACAGATCCACCATCACGCCCATTTGTTTGGTTTTGGGCAGTTTATTGACCGCCTCCATCACCTTCAGGATGGTGCCGGTGGAGTCCTTCGCCATTTGCGCTTCTATCGCCTTGGCGCTGAGGCTCAGCTCTTTCAGCCCCTTTTGGAAACGCTTGGGCTGCTTCTCGGCAATTTGCAGCTCGCGCACCATGGCCTTGGTGGCGGTGGCGGCGATCTCCGGCGATGATCCTAGCGACAAGAAGGTGGAGCCAAGCGCCGCGGCTTCCTTGTAGTTCATGCTGCCGACACTGCCAGCGATGCGCTGCATCACATTGATGATGTCGGCGCCCTTGGACTGCGCATTGTCATCCAGGTAGTTGATGACGTCGCCCAGTTGTTGGATGTCCTTGATTGGGACTTTGTAGATGTTGGCGATCTTACCCATGTCTTCGGATAGCTGGTCCGCCGGCAGGTCAAACGCGGTCGAGGCTAGGGCGGCGACGCGGGCAAACTCCAGCAGATTGTCTTTGCCCTGAATGCCCATCCGCGCGCCGCCCTCCACCAGCGCGGCTATCTCGGTGGTGGCCATCGGGATTTTCTCGGCCATAGCCTTGATGGCGTCGCCCATCTGGTAATAGGTGGCGGTCAGTCGGCCATTGTCATCGCGCGCGCCATCCACCTGCTTGGCCACGCCCAGCATGGCGTCTTCGAAACTGCTGAAGTCGGCCACCATCTTGACCGCAGGCGCACCGATGGCCGCTCCGGTGGCGACGGTAGCGGCACTGCCGCCGACCACCTTGTCGCGTGCCTCCAATTGACGGCTATAGCGCTGCTGGGCCTCGTTCAACTGGCGCTGCCGGCCGGCGACACGGCCCAGCGCCGCCTCCCGTGTCGCCAGCGCGGCATTGGTGGCGGCGATCTTGCCGGCCAGGCTGGCTTCGGTGGCGGAGAGTTGGCGGGTGTCGATGCCTTCGCGCTGCATGGCGCTGGATGCGGCGCGGGCTGCATCCAGCTTTTTGCGGTGAGCAATGGCGAGCTTGTCCACCGCGCGCTCGGCGGCGGCGAACTGGCGGGCCAGCTTGTCGCTGGCGCCGCCGGTCTGTTGCATCTGCTTGCGCACTTCCTCCAGGCGCTGGCGCGCGCCCGTCAGGTTTTGGCCAACATCCTTGCTTTCTTTCGTCAGCTTGCGGAAGGCGTCAATGCTGCCCTGGGTGGCTTGCAGCGCCTTGAGCTGGTCGCGGCTTTCCTTCACGGCGCGCGCCAGCTCCTTGTTGCCGGCCATCGCTTGTTTCAAGGGCCGGGTCAGCTTGTCCACGGCGGCGAGGACGACTTCCAGTTTTAGCTTGCTCATTCGTCGGCGTTTCCTGATCGAAGGCGGGCGCGCTCGCGCCAGCTGGCCAGCTCGGCCAGCGGCATGGCGTCATAGGCGGCGGGCGGCCAGTGGAACACGGTAGCAATGTCGGCGATGGCGTCGTCTACGCTTGCGGAGATGGGATATCCTGCTGTTCCGATTTCTTCAGCAAAAAAGCCGCCACCATCGAGGCGCATTCGGTGAAGTCCGCCACGTCCATCTTGGTGACGTCTTGCTCGTTCAGCGCCGGGCTGGTGATGCGCGGCAGCACTTTGTGTAGCGCGCTGACGTCCATCTGCAGGAGGTCGGACAGCTTGATGCCGCGCAGCTCGCCGGCGCCGGGCTTGCGCAGCTCGATGGCGGTGATTTCGCTGTCGCCGCGCTTGATCGGGGTGTCCAGGGTGATGATGTTTTCGCTCATGATGATTCCTATGGAGTGTGTCGGCCCGCCGGCGGCAGGCCGTGAGGGTGAGTTACAGACCTACGTTTTTGCGGTGCTGGGCCTGGCGGTCCACGCCCATGACTTTGAACACGTCGTTCACCACATCCAGCTCCATCCATTCCTTGCCGTTTACCACCAGCTTGAAATAGCTGAGGCTGGTTTTTACTTTGAAGCTGCCGTTGTCGCCGGCCTTGGCGTCGCCCAGGTCCAGCTCGTTGTGGCGGCCGCGCGCGACGACTTCCACCGCGTGGTCGCTGCCGTCGCTTTCATCGGCATAACTGCCCATCCAGCGCAGTTCTGACGCGTCGTGTTTGTCGGCGCCGAAGCTGGCGACGATTTCTTCAACCGGCCCGCTGTAGGTGTGTTCCATTTCCAGCTTGTCGATGCCCTTGAGCAGATCGACGGAACCGATCATGCCGGCGCCGCGGTACTCCTCGGTCTTCATGGCGAGCTTGGGCAGCTTCATTTCCAGACATTCGGCGACAAAGCTTTTGCGGTTGTTGAATACGTTGAATTTGCGCAGGGTGCGCGGCAGTCCTGCCATGGGGTTCTCCTGGGGTTAGCGGTTGACCTGGTCGGCGAAATCCATCAGGTAGCGGTCGGTGATGCGCTGGCGGAAGGTGAGGTTTTCCAGCGGCGGAACTTCGGTGTATTCGTAGTCGATGGCCAGCTTGCCGGTCTTCAGTCCTTCCTTGTCGTTGGCGCTCTCGTCGTACCAGGCGCGGAAGCCCAGCAGATAGCCGGCCGTCACCAGCTCGCGGCCCTTGGCGTTGATGCCCTCCACGATGTCTTTCACCAGTACCGGCGTCAGCGGCTTGTCCATCGCCCACATATGGGCTTCGGCGATGGTGTCGGCCAGCACCTGGGCGGTGCGGGTGGACGACTCGAATGGGAACTGCGGGTCGCTGGAGCAGTTGCGGCTTCCCCAAAAGCGGAAGCCCTCACGGCGGATCAGGGTGGTGATGCCTTTTTCGTTGAGGTAGCCGGCGTCGGTGGCCGGGTGCTGCAAGTCCCAATACACATCGCGGCTGATGCCGCTGACGCCTTGCACCACGACGTTGGAAAGCGTCTTGTGCCAGCCTTCGGACTCGTCCAGCGCGGCGCGCAGGCCCAGCGCGCGGGCGGTGGCCGGCGCGATGGCATCCTTGCCGGCGGCGCTATCCCAGGACAGGAAGTCCGGCCAGATCAGCATCAGCTCGCGCTGGCCAAAGTTGGCGCGGTAGGCGGCGACGTCTTCCTTGGTCTTGCAGCCCCAGGCGCTGATATAGGCCATGGCGCGCAGCTTGACGGCGATGGCCGCCAGTTCGGTGGCCACCGGCAGCGTGTCCAGGCCGGGCGCGCCCAAGATGCGCGGACGCACTCCGACGCGCTGCTGGGCAGACAACAGCGCTTTCAGGCCGGTGTATTGGCCGGCCGCGGTGGTGGTGCCGATGACGAGGCCGTTTTGCTCGGCCTCGTCCTTGCCGGTCTTGATCCGCACCACCACCACCAGCGGGCTGGCGTTGTCGGCGATGGCGTCGAGGCTGGCGGCCAGCGTGCCTTTGCTGCCGGCCTGGCCGATGGCGCGCTGAACATCGGTGATCAGTACCGCGGTGTCGAGCGGGAAGGCGGCCGGGTCGGCATCGTCTGCGGTGCAGACCATGCCAATGACGGCGGTGGAAATCGTGCGGATGGGGCGCGTGCCGTTGGCGATTTCAAGCACGCGCACGCCATGGTGGTAATCCTGGGGCATGTCTCAGTCTCCGGGTGAGGTTCTGAGCATGTTGCCGCGCTAAATCTGTCTGGTCAGCTGACGCTTGTTGTGTGGAAGGACGGCACAACCTAGGATGAAATAATCCGTATTTTCACGTAATTGCTTATGCCGTTTCCCGTCTCCGCCTTGGTCCATCAATTTCTGGAACAAGCGGATGCGAAGGATATGCTGTCGTTGTTGAGCATGCTGGAGAAAATAGCCCGGCAGGATGTGCCGCTGCATATGCGGGCCGGGATGGCTGTGGATTTGCGCGCGCTGTTGGCGGATGCGGCATTGCGCGACAGTGTGCAGGCCCGGCAATTGGGCCAGCTATCCGATTCCGAGGTATCCGTAGTTTTACTTATCGCCGCTGGGAAAAGCCACCGCCGGGCGGCGGAAATGCTGGACATCAGCGAGCGCACCATCCGCGCCCATGTCGAAAATTCCATGAAAAAACTGGGGCTTAAGCCGGCGGCGGGAGACAAGCGGCTGGATGCCCGCTTACTCATCGCGCACATATTTTTGCCTGATGTTATGCAGCGTATTGGCGATTAAGCCAATATGCAGCCGCGAGAAATTCCATAAAAATACTGTTTTGGAATTTTTCACCCAAAAGCAAAAACTAAAAGGCAAGAAAATGCGCAATCGCTCTGAAGCTATTCATTTGAATCCCCTTATTGGAACCTCGCCGCGCGACACCCTAGAAAATCTCTGTTGCTGCCTAGATAAAATCGGCCACACCCTGGCATCCCATCACGATGACCCATCGATTGGGTTTATCTCGGATGCGGCCGTCGCCGCCCTGAGATTTGAAGTCGATCAGATCGGCAAACGGCCACCGCCGCAAGGCAAGGCGGCATAAACAAACAGCCCCGCGAATGCGGGGCTTTGTCATAGTGCGGCTGGCGGTGCCGGCCAATTGACTGCGGCCGGGTAGCCTGGCTGCTGCGGCACGCGGGACAGCTCCACCCGGTAGCGCCGCCAGGCTGCCAGCAGCACGGACTCGGCTGGCGTCGCCATGCCCAGGTCAGCCGCATCATGCAGCGGCACAATGGCCGCATCGGCCTGGCCGCGCCGCGCGGCGATTTCCGTTTCGACTGCGGCACGCTGTGCGGCCAACTCGGCGACCTGGTCAACGCTCCAGCTCATGCCATCCCACACGCCAAACGGCGGCGGCGGCAGCTCGGTGGCGCCCAGCGCCTCCGGCGTGTCACCCAACTGCGCGACAATCGGCTGCGCCGTGGCGGTATCCCACAGCGGCACGCCGCGCCAATCCGGCAGCAGCTGCCAGCCGCCACCCAGGATGCAATGGGCGGGGATGCTGCCGTCGGCCGCGCGCCAGGCGGCCGCGTGGCGCGGGCCGCCCGCCGGAGGGGCAGCTTCTGCCGCCCAGGCGGGAATCAGATAGACCTCGTCCACATCCAGCGGCGAGCGTTGCGCCGTGGTTTGCCCGGTGCATTCGCCGGTCGCGGCGCTGTAGCAATACACTATTTTTTGTTCGTTCATTGGTGCCCCCTCAGACTTTGATGCAGGCCAGCAGCGCGACGTTGCGGGGCCGGGACTCGTTGCCGCCGGTGCTGTATGTCGCGTAACGCAAATACCTGCCGCTGCCGTTCCACTCTCCCAACAATTCATTTGACGCCTGCCGCGCGCCCAAATCCAGCGGCACGCCGCCATTGTCCACGAGGACAGTGTCCTGGCCGGCAATATTGCCTGCCGGTGTCGGGATGGCGTGATCGTGTGCCAGATTCTGAGAGGCCTGGTGGCTACCAAAACTGCGGCCGGCGACGTCTACACCGCCCCCAGCATCCCAGCCGCGGATAAACTCGCCGCGTAGATCTGGCACGCCGAATGTGGTTTTGCCATCGCCAGCGCCGAATCGCTCACCAATGGCCGCAAACAGTGCGGCGTAGGTTGCGCGCGATACATCCTGCGCGCCGTTGCAGATGATCCAGCCCGGCGGCGGCGTGTCGCGGGCGAAATAGGCAATCTGCCCAGGCGGCGCGGCGGCGGTGATGCCATCCTGCGTGGTGGCGGCATCCGCCAGCTGGCGCCACACAGTCCAGCGGCCCTGATAGCGGCAGCGGTGCCAGAATCCCCCATCGGCAAACGCCTGATAGGTGTGATAGACCATCTCGCCGGTCGCCCTCACGGTCAGTTGGCCGGCCTGTGGGCAGGGCCAATTCTTGCCCTTGATCGCATTATCGTTGGCGGGGTTGTGGTAAATGCCGGTGATAGTGAGGGTGTCCAGATCTACCGCCGATGCAATGTCCGCCCGCAGTGGAAATGCATCGGCGATGCCGTAGCCGGCCAAGGTACTGGCTTTGTCGGCTTTGCCGGCCAGCTTCTTGGTCAGGTTGGCGGCGAAGCTGGCGTCATTGTCCAGCGCCGCCGCCAGCTCTTGCAGGGTGTTGAGCGCGCCGGGCGCACCGGCCACCACGCCATCAATGGCGGCTTGCAATTCGGCCTTGCTGGCGGCGTCGGCGATGCCGTAGCCAGCCAAGGTGTTGGCTTTGTCGGCTTTGCCGGCCAGCTTCTTGGTCAGGTTGGCGGCGAAACTGGCGTCATTGTCCAGTGCCGTCGCCAGCTTTTGCAGGGTGTTGAGCGCGCCGGGCGCACCGGCCACCACGCCATCAATGGCGGCTTGCAATTCGGCCTTGCTGGCGGCGTCGGCGATGCCGTAGCCGGCCAAGGTGCTGGCTTTGTCGGCTTTGCTCGTCAATTGCTTGGTGATGGTGGCCGCATAGTTGCTGTCATTACCCAGCGCCGCCGCCAGCTTTTGCAGGGTGTTGAGCGCGCCGGGCGCACCGGCCACCACGCCATCAATGGCGGCTTGCAATTCGACCTTGCTGGCGGCGTCGGCGATGCCGTAGCCGGCGAGGGTGGTGGGCTTGCCGCTGGCAATCTTGTTCCAGTCCAGCGCTGGCACGTCCGCCGCCGTCATCTGTCGCCCAGCTGCCACGCGGCCTTTCGCATCCACCGTCACCATGCCGTAACTACCGGCGGTCACGCCGCTGTTTGCCAGCGTCAGCGCGCCGCTGACATTGCCGCTGCCGTCGAACGTCACGCTCCAGCTACCATCCCCGGTCATAGCGAGGTTGCGCGGGGTCTTGAGGCGGTCGGCGTACTCGGCCACCAGCGCGCCGGACACGATGTCGTCTATCTGCTTCTTCAGGTACTCGGTGCGCTCCAGCAACTCGGACGGCGCACGGTTGAGCGGGCCGCCGTCGCCGCCCAGCAATCGCTCCGTTACCTCGTAGCGGGTGATGCCGGGCCAACCGGGCGTAGCGGGGATGGGAAGGGCTGTCATGTTCGTATCACTCCTGCGGTATAGGCGCCGTTGGCGCTGGCGTAGCCGTTGGCGATCAGTGTGGCGCCGGTGAAGTCCAAGCCCCACAGCACGCAACGTGCCGGGGCCACATCATTGAGAATTCTGCGGGCAGCGGCGGCCTGCTCCAGGCTCAGCATCTTGTCGATCTGCACCCGGTATTCAGGCCAGCCGGCGGGATCGCCTGCGGTGCCGAAGCCATCGGCCACCAGTTCGCCGTCTGCCTGGTAGTGGTGGTTGCCCTCGTTGATTCGCACTTCGCCCAGACCGAGGTCGCGGAACACCTGGCGCACAGCCGAGAGGGTTCCCTTGCGGCGGTGGACGGCGACGGAGGAGGCAATCAGGGCGCGTTGTTGCTCCTCGGTGGCGGCGGCGTCGAAGTTTGCCACGCTGCGGGACCACGCCAGCCAGGGCAGCAGCGGCGCCGGGCAGCGGCGGCTGTCGGCCAGGCCACGAATCGGCGACGGGTCCAGCGTCAGCGCGCAGGCATCGGCCAGCGCGGCTTCAAGCGGCGTGCGGTTGGGCGGCAGCAGTTGGCGGCTCATTGCGGCGTCACCGTGATGGCGGCGCAGTCGGGAAACTGGCCAACGCCGCACAGCACGTCCGCCGCCGGACTGGCGATGCTGACACGGTCCACGCCTGGCACATGCAATGCGGCGTCGATGGCGGAGCGCGGCACGCTGCCGCCGATTTTGCGGCGCTCGGCAAGCATCCGGTCCAGTCGGTCGCGGGCGCCGGCCAGTCCGCCGCTGGCGGCCTCGCCGCCTGGCTGGTACAGGATGCGGGCATCGATAGCGAATGCCAGCGGCTGGCTGGCGCAGACCTGCACCGTGTCGCACAGCGGACGCACGTCCTCGGCGCTCAACGCGGCGGCGACGGTATCGCATAGCGCTGGGCTGGCGATGCCGTCACGGCCCAGCAGCCACACCCGCACCACGCCGCCGGCCGGGGTATCCACATCGGCATCCAGCACCTCGGCGCTGGCGCTCAAGGCATGAAACAAGTACGCGCCGCGCGGGCCGCCGCTGGCCAGCCCTTCCAGCGCCATCTGGCAGCGATAGCGCAGCCGGCTGTCGTCTTCCCATAGCGCCTCGGTCGGCGGGGTGACGTTCGGGTTGGCCGGCTGGATCAGCAGCCGCTGCACGCCGTAGTCTGCGGCGCGGTTGTCGAGATCGGCGCCGGCGGCGTAGGCCAGCAGGCTGGCGCGGGCGGCCTCATTGACGCGCTGGCGCAGCAGCATTTCGCGATAGCTGGCCAGCTGCAGCGCCATGGTGATCGGCTCGCTTTCCAGTTGCAGCGCGGCGGCGTAGCTCGCGCGCTGCTCAGGCGGGACCCGCGCAAGAAAACCGGATTTGTAGGCCTCAAGCAGAGTTTCGTAATCGATGGCATCCACGATGGTCGGCGCGGGCAGGCGGGTCAGGTCTATGGCCATGCGGTCAGCTCCTCAAGGGAATGGCAAATTGCAGCGGCTGGCCGCCGGCCCGGCGCCTGGCGTCGATGTCGATGGTCAGCGCGCCAGCCGCGGCGCCGGTTCCGGTCTGCAAGAGGACGCGTGTCAGTTCTATCCGCGGCTCCCAGGCGGCCAGCGCCATGACGGTGGTGGCCATCGCCTGCATGCGGGTCTTGCCGTTTAGCGGGCGGTCGATCAGGTCCGGCAGGATGCTGCCGAACTCGCGCCGCTCGATGCGCGAGCTGCGCGGGGTGGTGAGGATGCGGGCGATGGATTGGCGGATGTGGTCGTCATCGTGGATGGCGCGGCCGGTGGCGGCGTCCATGCCGGTGTAACTGCTCATCGGGGTGGCTCCGTATTGCCGCCGTGCGGGTCGGGGTGGGTGTGGCTGTGCAGCGTCACGCCGTTGGACGACAGCGCGCCGCCTTGATGGGTGATGTTGCCGCTGATGGTAGTAGCCGCGCCGCCGGCGCCGCCCGATCCCGCCATGCCGGCGAGGTAACTGAACAGGCCGGACACGGTAGCTTTCGCCCTGGCTATCACGTCGCCCAGCACGGTCAAGCGGCCCAGGATCGTGACGTTGCCGGTGATGACGGTTTCCGGGCAACTCACGGTGACGAGTACGGCGGCCTGCACGGTGGCGGTCTGGATGCCGGACACGCTGAGCGCGCCGGCGGCGTGGTTGTAGAGGATGCGGGCGCCGTCCGGGTAGACGCGCAAATGTTCGTCGGGGCTGTGGGAGGGCGCCGGCCGCTGATCGGAATACAGGCCCAGCAGCACAATGGCGGTCGCCGGGTCGCCGCTGGGACAGAGCAATATCACCTGCTCGCCCTCGGTGGGCGGGTTCCAGTCGCGGGTCTGGCCAGCGCGCGGCGCGAGCCAGGGTAGCCAGTGGCTGGTGAGGTCGCCGGATTGCACGCGCACGCGCTCGGCGTCGTGATCCACCTGGGCGATGGTGCCCAGGCGGATCAGCGACTCAATGCGGCGGGAGAGGTCTGCGTAATCGTCCATGCCGGGCAGTTTGCACGGGCCGGCATGGGGTGTCGCGGGGTGGGTGTTGTGTGGCGAGATGGCACAACCTTGAGACGGGTCGAATTTCGCCTTACATGAAATTTTAATCAGTTGTTAGGAATTGCACCCAGATCGTTGAGGTATTTTAAATTTATTCTGCATTATTAAGACTTGCTAACAAAACCTATATTCTGCGCAATGGCGTACATGGCAGATCAGCGACTTACAAGCGACAGCCTGAGGTTTTGTTAACGACTTTAAAAAAACCGCCCACTTTCTCAAGCGGACGGCATCGGCGACGTGTGGCTGCTCCCTGAAAAAGGCAGTGAGCCTACTTGAACGGAGAGACCGCGGAAGGCTTGGCCTGATCCTTGTTTAAAGTGAACCGCAGGTTCTTCACGCTGCCGGCGATATCTTTCATATCGCTCAACACCGTATAGCGGATCCCGCTGGTTATGGCCGGGCTGCGCGCCACATTCGCCCCTGGCGCCGCCTGGGCCGGCAGCGGTTCCACCGGGCCCGCGTTGATGGTATAGCCGGTGGAATCTATCGCCGTGAACACCCCGGTGAATTTCTGCTTGAATTTCCGCTTGGCGATGGCACCAATATAATATTCGATGGTGCTGCGCGAATATTGATTGACAGCCCACGGCCAATCCCATTTCGACGTTTCCGGATTCAGATATTGCGACAGTAGATCCTGCGCGCCAGTCAGGCCATCTTTGCCGCCAAACTTGGCCAGGTAGAATCTGCGGTCCGATGGATGGCCATTGAGCGCATTGTCGCTGTAGCGCAGGAAGTTATACAGCTCCGCCTCGTAAGTCATGAACATGTTCGAAGCATAGGGAATATTGGCCTTCTGCTCGAACAGCGTCAGCGTGATCAGCCTTTTGCTTTTAGGCGGCAATACCGCCCGATATTCGGCGGTTTGCGAGGTGGTGCTGCTGGTGCCATTGGTGGTGGTCCAGTCGGCGCCGGAGGCGATCTCCACCGCAACCGAAGACTCGACCCCGCCGATCAAGGGCAAGCCGGCGTTGTACTTGTTGGTCAGCGTTACCTTGCCGCTGACCGCGACCTTGTCGGCCTTGGACCAGCTTACCGTAGAGTCGTATTTGAGATTAGCCACCCCGGTATCGGATTGGTCGCTGTAGTTCTCCAGCAGCACGGTTACTACCTTGATCGGCTTCTTGTTGTACAGCTGGGGAGCCTCCAGCTTCATATCTTCTGGCCCCATCATCCACTGTATATTGGAAAACGCCATTCTGAAACGCTTGTCCGCCCAATAGCCGCCGGGACCGTTTGGATCGTATTTGGCTTTCATCATGTAGCGGTACTTGGTATCCGGCAATGCCAGGTTATCCAGCATGGTATCGATTCGCTGGTAGTCGAACTCCTTGCCCACAGCGGTGTTCTGGTTGGTATTCCCTCCAGTCCAGCCATAGCCAAGGTAATGCGCTAAGGATGCCCACGGTTTGAAAAAACTGTCCGAAGTCACGATCTTGCGGATCGTCGACTCGTTGTCGACTGACATCTCGTTAAATACCACATCGCTGAATTGCGGGACGGTGTCCGCGCTCATCGCGGCTGGATGATGAAGCGAGAATATCGCGGCTGCGGGTAGGATGACTTGGCCAAGCTTCATGCTCTGCTCCTCCTTGGGAAGATGTAATGAAAGACCTTACTTATTATCTAGGCTCGATAAACCGGCCCGTCTTATGCATAGGAGGAACATTTTGCTGCGGCTCCCCCGGGTGGGGTAGAGCAATGACTCTACCCTGCAGTACCATCCTACTGTCTTGATGTAATTTTTAGAAACAATAATTAACACATTTTTGTAAATGCCAAGAATATCCAATTTGCATTGAAGATCGCCGAGGTGTGCTATTGGCGCTGAGCATGACCGGGGCCAACCGACACGACTCCATGGCCTTCGAAGCTTTGGTCGATGCGATTCCTGCCGTTCCTGGTTTGCCAGGACGGCCCAGACAAAAGCCTTACAAGCTGCATGCTGACAAAGGCTATGACTACCGCCGTTGCCGTGAACACCTGAGTCGGCGCGGAATTTTGGTGCGAATTGCCCGTCGCGGAGTTGAAAGCAGCGAGAGGCTGGGTCGCAACCGTTGGGTGGTGGAGCGTACCCATTCTTGGCTAGCGAGCTTCGGCAAGCTGAGAATCGGTTTCGAGCGGCGGTTAGATACACATTACGCCTTGCTCAAGCTGGCCTTCTAATGGATCTGTCTGCGATTTATCGACAGGTTTTGTTAGCGAGTCTAAACCCGCTTCGGCGGGTTTTTAATTTGTTAGCACTGTGTTGCTTTGCGCACATACTATTTGGAAGTTGATCAATACTATTAGCCTCATATGTGTAAACAGCAAGGGTAGAAGGAGTTGCAGTCATGAATGACCCTGAACATAAGGTAGAAATCACCTCCGGCGAGTCCTTGCTTGCAGATGAGTCATATATTGCAGGTGGCGATTTTGAAGGGCTGATTTGTTTAGTGCAGATGCGCTATGGCCTTACGCGAGAAGAGGCTGAAAATCAAGTTAAAGCTTTCTTGGATGAATGTGGGGGGTGAGTATGAGCGAATCTGTCGTAAGTCCAGTATTAAAAAGCCAAGTAACTGTGGATGATGAAATGAATAGCTTCATTCGTTTGCTGCAGTTGCGCTATGGAATGAGCTATGAAGAGGCTAGTGGATTGTTGATGGATTTTTTGAAACTATTTCATAGGGAGTTAGAAGGTGTCGCCAAAGAGCCTGATGGCAGAAAAAATAGCAGGTAATTCGTTGTGGCAGTAAATTAAGAGGGAGTGGCAATGCCACTCCCTTTTTTAATTAGATAGGTGAGTCAATATTTGGTCACGGACGACTTCGATATCGGCGGCGGCGAAGCCCAGCAGCTCGCGCGCCGGATATTGCGTCTCGCGGCGGCTGCGCCGGCTGACGCGGTCGCGCAGGCCGTATTGATGGACGCGGGCGATACGTTCCACCTGGCCGACGAAAGCAACGGCGGCGCCGTTGGTGGTGGCTTCCACCTTCAGCCACTTGGAGGCGCGCAACTTGCTGAACATCTGGCGGCGGATTTTGCCCTTCTTTGCGCGGAATTGCGGCTTGCGTGGCGCGAACTCGCTGCCGTCCGGGTTGAGCTGGTCGCGGATGCGTTGCTGCTGGCTGGCGCGCAGCGCTTTGGCGATGTCGCGGGCCAGCGCGCGGCGGGCCGCCGGCTCCACCCGCTGCAACAGGCCGGACAGCTCGGTTTCAAGCTGCATCATGTTCATTTTTCACCGTGATATCCCAGGCCCATGGCTCGGGCGGCTCGCCGCGGTGGGTGGCGGTAATGCTGCCGTCTGCCTCTGTCTGAACTTTGACCCCTTCGGTCAGTTGGAGCGTGATTTGCACATCCATCGCGGCTAGGCTGGTCAGCTCGGCTTCAAAGCGGAATCCTTTTTCCAGCCGTTCCGGGTTCTGGATCAGCGGCGGCTCGTTGGCTTCGATCCAGCCGCGCAGCGGGATGATGAGCTGGTCGAGGTGGCCGGCGTAGTCGGTGATGATCAGTTTGACGGTGTAGCGGTAGCCGAACGACAGCCGGCCGGGGGCGGCGACGATGCCGCCATCTTCAATGAACATCAGCAGCCGGTCGGGGTTGTCGCGCAGCTCCGGCAGCGCCGCTTCCAGCGCCTGGCGCAGGCTAGCGGGCTTGTTCATAGCGTTCGAACTCCTGTTGGCACTGCACGCAGCGCGAGCAGCCGGCGACGATGCGTTGGCGGGCGTCGGGTATCGGCTCGGCGCAATCCTCGCAATGGCTGAGGCTGGCGCGGTGGGTGATGTTGGCGAGCTGGCGGGCCAGCGCGGCATCGCGCTGGAGTTGTTCCAGCGCCTGGGCGCGGTCGTAGAAATCGGTCATGGCGTGTACTGTTGGCAATGGATGATGTGATCGATCTGCGCGGCGCAGGACTCAAGCGCCGCCCGGTGCTGCTGCCAGCTGTCGGCCAGTTGCTGGTTGCTGGTTGGTGGTTGGCGCCAGCGCCGGCAGCGGACAGGCCGTCACCGCCGGGCAGCGTTGCAGCAGCGGGCGCGGCGCCGGCTGGCGCGGTGGTGTCGAACAGGCGGGCAAGGTCAGCAGGAATAGCAGCGCTGCCCCAGGCAGCGGCGGCAGGCGTGGCATGGATGGCGGCCTCCAGTTTGGCCGCGGCGGCGGCGTGTTTACGGGATAGGGCGGCCACCTGTTCGGCCAGCTCGCGGCTGGCGGCGGCCTGCAACTTGATGTCGATAGCCTGGGCCGCCAGCTGCTCGGCTTGCAGCTGGTTGAGCGTGGCCAAGCGGGCGCTGTCTTGCGTGGCGGTGGCCAGCTCTGCGGCCTGGCGCTGGAGCTGGCCGCGCTGCTGCCACAGCGTGAAGCCGGCGAGCAGCGCCAGCGCGATCAGCAGAGTGCCGACGTAGCGGCGGGCGAGGGCGGCCATCATGCGGCCAGCCTTTCCGCGCGGGCGTAGGCCGCCGCCAGCTTGCTGTCGTAGAGGTTTTCCTTGTAGGCCGGGCCGTTGTAGAGCTTGGCCACGTCGGCCCAGCGCTTGGCCTGCAGGGCCTTGAGCAGCGCCGGCTCGGCTTCGATGAAACGGGCGAAGGCTTCCAGCTGGGCGGCCTCGCCCGATTCCATCGCGGCGCGGAATGTTGCGGCGCTGGCGTAGCCCAGCCGCTGCCAGTGATAGCCCATGATCTGGAATAGCCCCCAGCTGCAAGACTCGATGGCGACAAGGTCGCCGGCCACCGCCGCCAGGCTGGCGAAGCGCACCCACTCGGCCGCGCCGCCGGCGTAGCCGCCGCGGGCGGGATTGCAGATGGCCGGATAACGGGTGGCCAGCTGTGCCGCATCTTGGTGGGCGACGCCGGCGCGCTGGTAGGCGACATGCCGTTCCAGCAGGATGACGGGCCGGCCATCGGCCTGAAATCCGCTGCCACGCGACTCCACCGCGTGGATAGCCTTGATGCTGGCTAGCGCCACGCCCAGGCGGTCGGCGGCGGCCTGCAGGTCGGCTTCGGTCAGCCGGTGCGGGTCGCGTACGCCGCGCAGCGCCGCCAAGGTCTTGCGGCCGGCGATGCCGTCCACCACCAGCCCGGCGCGGCGCTGCGCCTGGGCGATGGCGGTTTCGGTGGCTTCGCCAAACCAGCCATCTATCGCCAGCGCTGCGCCCTGGGCGCGGAGCTGGGCTTGCAGGTCTTGCACCGCCTGGCCGTGGTCGCCCTTCTTCAAGATCAGATCCATGTCTCCCTCCTCAGCAGGATGGCCAGCCGCGATTGGCGCGGGCCGCTGGCGCGGAACAGCTCCACCACGTTGCCGCGCTGGGCCAGCAACGCCAGCAGCCATACGGCGTTGAGAAACAGCTGCGGGCCGTCGGCCAGCTGCGGCAGGCCGAACAGGCGCAGCACCGCCACCGCGCCGGCGCCGACGATCAGCAGGTAAGCCAACAGGCTGGCAATGGGGCGGTGCTGGCTGTCGCCGCGCTGGAAGGCCAGCAGGACCAGGGCAAGGGCGACGGCCAGCACGATGTGGGCATGGGCGATCATTGGCCGCCCCCTTTCAGCGTGCGCAACGCCTTGGCCGGGTCGTCGGCCAGGCGGATCAGGTACAACAGCACCTTGACGGCCAGGGCGGCGGCGATCAGCGCGCCGACGCCGGGGCTCGCCTCGATCGGCATCCATTTGGCCAGCAGGCCGGCGACGGAGGCGGCGGCCAGACAACCGGCGATGAAGCTGGCGATGAAGAACATCGCGCGCTTGGCCAGGCCCAGGCTGTCGGAACTCAGCACGAACACCGCGGCGCCGGCGAAGGCTCCCAAAACGGTGGCGGCGTCGATGCCGGGGAACAGGGCCAGCCCGGCGACGGCGGCCAGGGTGGCGGTGGTGGCGGTACTGCTTACGGGTTCGGCCATGTGATTCAGTCCCATAGGTTGATGAGGGTTTGCGCCGGCGCGGGGTCGGCCGGCAAGTCGGGCAGCTGCACCAGCGTTCCCATGGGCAGCACCGCGCCCAGGTCGGCCAGTCCGGGGTTGGCGCTGAGAATCCGCTCCACTACGCCGCGGGTTGTGCCGTAGGCGCGCCAGGCGATGGCGTCCACGGTGTCGCCCTGGTCGGCGTGGATGGCGCGCATCAGATCAGTTCCACCGTGGCGCGGCCCACCGCCAAAATGGCGCGAATGGCGGCGCGGGCATCGGCGCGCAGGTCGTCGGCGGTGCTGTCCAGATCGTCGGCGCGCTGGCGGCCGGCGCCGGTGGTGTCAAAGCTGCGGTAGCGCTCGGCCAGCTCGGCGGCGGTGGTGGCGTAGACCGCGCGGCGCCAGCGCTGCACAAGCACCGACTCGCCGTCGATCTGTTCGGCCGCCACCTCGGCTAGCTGGCTGGCGCCGGCGGCGGTGCGGATTTGCCGCCAGCCGCTCAGCTCTTGATTGACGCCGGCGACGGCCTCCACCAGCGCATGGCGCAGCCGCGGCGCGGTGACGGTGCCGTCCAGCCGCATGGCGGCGCGGGCGTGGGCCGGGTCGATCTCCGGCCAGAAGTAAGCGGCCTTGATCGGCTGGCCATCGTTGGCGATGGGCGCAGCGGTGGCCGGGGCAGTGCTGTTGATGATCATGGTGTGTCCTGGGCTGGGTGACGGTGGAGGGGGCTTCGGCTGTCGGCGCAATGCCTGGCGTCCACCCCCTGCCGTCAGTCGCGCGGGGTCGCTCGGTTATGCCTCGCCGCCATCGGGCGGCGGGACAGTGTTCTTCAGGGTGCGGATGACGCGCTCGATGTCTTTTTTGACGCCGGCGTTGCCGTCCAGCTGCTGGGCGCGGCGTAGATGTTCCAGCGCCGCGGCCGGGTCGGCGGCCTCGATGGCCAGGCCGCTTTCCTTGTGCAACTTGGCGCGCACCTGGTCGGGCATGTCGTGGCCGTCGGTCAGCTCGGCGGTGTAGGTCAGCACCTGGCAATCAAAAGGCTCGCCGCCAACGCGGGCGCGCTTGGCGGCGTCGGCGATTTCCTCGGCGATGGTGGTGGCGGTGGTGCGATTGAACCGGTCGGGCAGCGGCAGGCCGTGCGCCAGCACGTACTCGGCGATATCCAGCGCGCCGCCGTAGTCGCCGGCGTCGATGCGCCACAGCATCACCGTCACCAGCACTTCATCGGGCTGGCCCTTGCCGCCGGACAGCGCGCCCTCCACCCACGGCAGGTAGTCGGGCAGGATCTCGCGCTTGACCTCGGCTTTGCGTTCCATCGACTGCACCTGTTTCAGGCGGCGGCGGTCCTCGGCCAGCTTGTGCAGCATCAGCTCATAGCCGGTGCAGTGTTCCAGCCCGCCGGCGGCCGAAGCCGAAGCCTCGGCCGCCGTCACGCGCAGGAAGTGGGCGCGGGCGGGGCTGGTCATTTGGCGGCCTCGTCCTTTGCTTGCGGCGGCGGGGGCGGCAGCTGCTCGATGTTTTCAATCACGCAGCCGGCCTCGTAGCGCTCCACTACGTAGGCGTCGTTGCTGCTCTCGTAGTTGGCCACCTGATTGAAGTCCGGCTCTTCGCGCAGATGGCGGCGGCGGCTGCCGTTCTGGAAGTAGATCGACAGATTGGCCAGCGTGGTAATCAGCATGGTGCTGGCGGGGAAGAAGGGCACGGTAACGGCCGGCAGATTGCCGATGCGTTTCTGGCTGATGACGATGTCGGCGGCCAGTTGCTCGGTCGGTTTTTGGTCTTGATTGACGATGGGGAAATACTTGTCATGCAGCAGGTCGCGGCCCAGGATCACCACCAAGTCGGGGTGGCCTTGCAGGGTCGGGTCGATCAGGCTGGCCACGGCGTCCATCACCAGCGCGTCGAGGTTGGCGTAGTCGCCGCCATGGCCCACCAGCACCTTGCCGTCTTTCTTGTGGCCGCTGGCCATGACGCGCGCCTTGGCGTTGTCGCGGTACTGCTGCAGCCAGCCCTTGTTGACGTCCTGCAGCAGCGGGAATTTGTCGCGGTCAGTCTGCGGCGCAGCGGCGACGCCGTTGAAACCGATCATCATGCGGTCCAAGCCTTGCTGCTTGACGATCAGGTCGCGGATGCGTGTCTGGAAGTCCGGGAACTTGGCCCACATGTCGATTTGCGCATACGGGATGGCGGTGTCGAACTCGGTTTGCTCGCAGCGGTAGCGCTGGCTGTTCAGGTCGGTCAGGTTGCGCGGGCGGCGCGGGTTGGTCGGCGTCACCTTGGTGCGGCCGGCCACGGTGCCCATCAGGCCCAGGCCCAGCTTTTCGCCTTCCTGCTCGTCCACGCCGATGATGTTGATGCGGGTCAGGAACTCGCTGGTTTCTTGGATGCGGTTTTCCAGCTTCTGCTGGACGGACGGGGCAACCGCGAAATTTTTGGTGACCGCTTGGGTACTGACGTTGTTCAGCTTGGCGATCTGGTCCAGCAGCTGGTCAAAGGCGTTGCGGGTTGCGTTCTTCATTTTGGCTCCGGTGTAGTGTTGGGGGGCTTAGCAGTCGGTGACGACTTCGGCGCCGCCGCCGGTGGCGGTGGTGCGCGGCTGGGTGCTGGGCTGTTGGCTGAGTTTCTGCACCAGTGCGGCGTGGTCGGCGCTGAGGGTGGCGAACTTGTCCAGCAGGTCGCGTTGAGACGCGGCAACGGTCTCTACCGCCTGGCCGATGTCGGCGAATTGGGCGGCGTCGGTCTTGCCCTTGCCGGCCAGCAGTTCCTTGACCCTGGCGAACAGGTTGAGGCTGGGCTTGCTCTCTTCTTCCAGCTCCAGCGTGAATTCCATCGCCTCGGTGAACAGGTTTGCCGGCTGCTGCTTGTAGCGCGCCAGCGGGCTGGCTTTGGCGTTGGCGCAGAATTGCAGCATCTCGCAGCCCAGGCTGGCTGGGTCGTCGGTGACGGCAAGGCCCACCAGATACGCTTCGCCAGAGTCGGCAAAGTTGGGGTTCACTTCGATGGAGCAGTACACCTTCTGCCGGGCCTTATTCATCGCCACCAGTTCGTCGGTGGGATCAATCACGGCGAATAGCGCCAGCTTGCCGTCTACTTCTTCGGTGGAGACTTCCAGCACGTCGCCATAGCGCTTGAACGGGCTATCCGTGGTGTAGGCCTTGATGTGTTCCATGTTGACGCGGGCGCCGTAGGTGGCTGGGTTGTAGTTGGCGGCGATCTGTTCCAGCCAGCTGCGTTCGATGTTGCGGCCGTCGGTGGTGGCGCCTTCGGTGGCGACGCGGAATTTCTTTGCTCTTGCCATGTGTCGGGTGTCCTTACGAGGGTGTCGGTGGTGGCGATGCGCCCATAATCCGGCCCTCGCGGGCGGCCCGCCATCGGTGGCTGTTGTGTGGCGAACCGGCACAACCGGCAGGCGGCGAAAGGCTGGCCGGCGCGCGGCACACTGCCCGGCATGAACTCAAAACTCCCGATTCCCGACGATATGGACCCGCGCCGAGTGGCGCGCGCGCTCTACTGGCAGGGCTGGCGCATTGCGCGCATTGCCGAGCATGTGGGCGTGAAGCCGGCGACGGTGCATAGCTGGAAACGGCGCGACGCCTGGGACGATTCCGACCCGGCCGACCGCATCGCTTCCACCATCGAAACGCGGATGCAGCAGCTGATCCTGAAAGAGGACAAAGAGGGAAAGGACTTCAAGGAAATCGATCTGCTCGGCCGCCAGGTGGAGCGGCTGGCGCGGGTGGGCAAGTATCAGCAGACTGGGCGCGAAACCGATTTGAACCCGAACATCGCCGCGCGCAATGCCGGGCCGAAGAAGCCGCCCGAAAAAAACGCGATCAGCGAGGAGATGCAAGCCCAGCTGGTGGCGGCGTTCATGGACCGGATGTACGGCTACCAGAAGAACTGGTATCGCGCCGGCCAAACCGAGCGCATCCGCGACATTCTGAAATCCCGCCAGATCGGCGCCACCTATTACTTTGCGCATGAGGCGCTGATTACCGCGCTGGAGACCGGCCGCAATCAGATTTTCCTATCCGCGTCCAAGGCCCAGGCGTTCCAGTTCCGCAGCTACATCGTGGACTTCGTCAAAGAGGTGGCCGGCGTTGAGCTGAAGGGCGAGGTAATCAAGCTTGGCAACGGCGCGGAACTCAGCTTCCTGGGGACCAACAGCCGCACCGCCCAGGGCCGCCATGGCGATCTGTATGTCGATGAATACTTCTGGATTCCGCGCTTTCTGGAGTTGCGCAAGCTGGCCAGCGCGATGGCCTCGCAGAAGCAATATCGCCAGACCTACTTCTCCACGCCTTCGGCCATGTCGCACGAGGCATACCGGGTCTGGACCGGCGAGGCGTTCAACAAGGGCCGGCCCAAGGCCGAACACATCCGGCTCGATGTCTCGCATCAGGCTCTGGCCGGCGGCGGGCGCGGGCCGGATGGCCGCTGGCGCCAGATCGTCACCATCTTGGATGCGCTGGCCGGCGGCTGCGATCTGTTCGATGTGGACCAACTGCGGCTGGAGTACAGCCCGGAAGAGTTCTTGCAGCTGTTCATGTGCCAGTTCATCGACGACGGCGCCAGCGTGTTCTCGTTCGCGGCGCTGCAACGCTGCATGGTGGATGCCTGGGACGAGTGGGACGACTACAAGCCGTTCGCCGCGCGGCCATTCGGCAACCGTCCGGTCTGGCTGGGCTATGACCCGAGCCATACCGGCGACAGCGCCGCGCTGGTGGTGCTGGCGCCGCCGGCCGCGCCGGGCGGCCCGTTCCGCGTGCTGGAGCGCTCGCAGTTCAAGGGCATGGACTTTGCCGGCCAGGCGGATTTCATCCGTCAGCAGTGCCAGCGCTTCAACGTCGCGTACATCGGCATCGACACAACCGGCCTAGGGACCGGGGTGTTCCAGCTGGTGAAGCAGTTCCGCCCGGACGCGGTGGGGTTCCAGTACAGCCCGGAGGTGAAAACCCGCCTGGTGCTGAAGGCGCTGGACGTGATCCACAATGGCCGGCTCCAGTTCGACGCCAGCCACAACGACATTGCCGCCAGCTTCCTGGCGATCAAGAAAACCACCACCGCCAGCGGCCGCGCCATCACCTTCGCTGCCGGCCGTTCCGAAGAAACCAGCCACGCCGATCTGGCGTGGGCAACCATGCACGCCCTATTCAACGAACCGCTGGAGGGGGCCACCGCGGCTAACTCCAGCTTCATGGAGTTCTGCTAATGTCCCGACGCCACAAGAAACCCGCCGTCCGATCCACCACGATGGCCGCCGCGCCGGCGGAGGCCGGCAGCATGCAGGCGTTCAGCTTCGGCGAGCCGGTGCCGATGCTGGACCGGCGCGAGATCATGGATTACTTGCAATGCACCGACGCCGGCAAGTGGTATGAGCCGCCCATCGCCTGGGACGGCCTGGCGCGCAGCCTGCGGGCCAATGTCCACCATGCCAGCGCCTTGGCGGTGAAGCGCAATGTGCTGGTCAGCACCTTCCAGCCCCATCCGCTGCTGAGCCGGGCGGCGTTCGCCAGCCTGGTGATGGACTTCTTGGTGTTCGGCAACGGCTATCTGGAAAAGCGGCGCCACCGCCTGGGCGGGGTGCTGGAGCTGAAGCCGGCGCTGGCCAAGTACGTGCGGCGCGCCAAGGACCTGGCCGGCTTCTGGTGGGTGCCGGGCTACGATCAAGAGCAGGCGCTGGGCGAGGTGTTCCACCTGCTGGAGCCGGATATCAATCAGGAGGTGTACGGCCTGCCGGAATATCTGGCCGCGCTGCAATCGGCTTGGCTGAACGAGTCGGCCACGCTGTTCCGCCGCAAGTATTACCTGAATGGCAGTCACGCCGGCTTCATCATGTACATGACGGACCCCGCGCAAAAAGAGGAGGACGTCGATGCGATGCGCAAGGCGCTGAAGGACAGCAAGGGACCGGGCAATTTCCGGAACGTGTTCATGTACGCGCCCAACGGCAAGAAGGACGGGATACAGATCATTCCGCTGGCGGAGGTGGCGGCCAAGGACGAGTTCTTGAACATCAAGAACATCACCCGTGACGACGTGCTGGCGGCGCACCGGGTGCCGCCGCAGCTGATGGGCGTCATCCCCAGCAATACCGGCGGCTTCGGCGACGCCAACAAGGCGGCCAGCGTGTTTTATGAAAACGAAATCAAGCCGCTAATGATGCGGCTGGAGGAGGTCAACGAGTGGGCAGGGGAGAAGGTGATCCAGTTTGGACCGTATGCGCTGGCTATGCAGACGTGAGCGTGTTGCATGTCAAAGATGAAGCCCCGCAACGGCGGGGCTTTAGTTTGTCTATAACGGTGTTACTCGTCATGGCGCAGTACATCCGAGGCATAGTCCGCGATATCGAGATGTCCCATGGGATGGCCCATAAAAATGCTTCCTCTTAAAACATGTTTACTATTTTCTGATGTTGGGTTGACTTCAAATATTTTAACTAGTAGGCCGGAGGGGGCGGATTGGATAAGGACTTGACCTTTCTTGTCGGTGATCGGGTTTGAGGCAGATCGTGTAATTTCTAAGGAAAATGAGAGATTCTCTTTAGTTAAAGTATAAAGTTCTGTTGGGCCTTGCTGGCTTAGGAAACTTTGGTATCCATCAGCTTTAAATAGCCCACCTTCAAACATAATTTGCATTTGATACCTTTCCTCATGTTACACCAGGCTGGTGCCTGTACGGAAAGTTATAAAATTTAGGCAGATATTTCAAGCGGTCGATGCTAAGTGGTGCTACTAAGAAACAAAGAGGAGACAAGGAGCCAGCCATGGTCGATGATGTCACTATAGAGTCGATTATTTTTCTGTTGCAATGGCCTGACACCAGAGCGCTGGGTTTGGAGGCGTTGCGTTGCCTTTCTCTGTTTTTGACTCTTAAACAGAGCAGGCAGATGCAACTCGCGCTGATCGATATTTCGGTGGAAAAGTCTTACTTCTACAGGAAGGTCGGCACTATATGTGGTTGGAAATATCAAAGTTACCGAGTTCTGAGCCAGGCGATTGGCAAGTAGAACTGCTGCTTGAACCTGCTGAAATCAAGTTGATTCAGGGACGTGAGCCAGTTCTGTTTGAGCTGCCCACCGTGCCTGGGTTGATGTTCCTATTTGACCCACCTTTCCAAGGCAGTGCCAAATCATTGCCTGTGGGTAGGATTGTGAATGGAGTGTGGCGCGCAGTGATCTCTACGATTGGCACTGCGCCCGTATCCATGAGCGATGCAAGGTGTATCTTGGCCCAGCATATCAATGCTGGACTTCGTCAGCGTGCAAGAGGCCGCGCTAGCGACCCAGATGGGGGCGAGTAGACGCACCTGTTTTGGCAACATGGGCAGTGGATCGGCTCAGTAGAAAGTTGTCCAGTTTGAACCGCATGTTTTGACCTCCCAGGCGTGAGCGAACAGAGGATCCAAAACTAAGCCCCGCGATGCGGGGCTTTTGTATGGAGTTATAGGGAGCATTGATGCGCTCGCGTCCTGAAAATCATAAAGGGTCCGTGGAACAGTTTCCCTGCGGACCAGACTTGGATAGATAGTCTTTTCCCTGAGCATCCTTCTTGATGCAGAAGTAGACCATGTTTCGGCCATATTCTCCCATTAGCGCAAAGCTGTAAGCTTCGTCGTGTCGCAATGGGGCGGCCAACTTATGATTCTTGTCTGGTGATCGTGTACCGTACATCATGCAAGATGCGGGGGAGGTGGGCGCGGTGGCTGGTTTGTTTTTCATCCACATGCTCCACATTTCCGAATCTTTATTGGGAAGCATTGCGTAGACCGCAGCACGAACCCCCTGACCCTGCAAATAGCCTGGCGTAATTTCTTCAACTTGATGTGTCAGGTAGAAGCAGGGCTGGCCGTTTTTCAGAACTGCTGCTGCATCATAGTCGTACAGCCTGGACATGGCCCAGGAGTGGGCCGACAGTGATAGTCCAGCAGCTAGGAAAATGATCTTCAT